AAAATAACCGGTTCGGCAACCGTAACCGCTGTTATTTCTGCTCAGGAAATTATCGAAGCCAATTTACCGGCTCCAATTCCTGCTGCTGTCAAGACTGCTTTGAATTCAAACGGTAAATATTTTCAATTCGTTTAACCAAATAAAATTTAGAAAAAATGAGTTATCAAACAACTTTGGTTGGACTTCTGGAAGATTCAAGAGAATTTCAACTTTTAATAGATCCGATTGCTGAAACATTTGAGCAACCAATATGGCAAAATTATCTGAATGACAAATTTACATTGTCATTAGATTGGAGAGCTGTTCTGGGCGCTATGGAAAACAGCCCCGCTGCTTCCGTGATTGATTTCAGTTCAGGAAAACCGTTAGCGGTTCGTCCTACTGCTTCAAAAATGAACGGTGAGATACCCACGATGGGTAATAAATATCAAATGAGCAAGCGCGAAGTTCGCGACTTATTGGAGCTACAGGACAATGTAGGGAAACTTGGGATCTCTGCAACGGAGTTAATCAACTTCTTAGTGCCTGACATGAAGCGTGCAACTTTGGGCCCTCATAAAACTATTGACAGATTGTTTCTTGAAGCAATTTCTACTGGTGTTATGACTTCTACTGCTTCCAATAACCCGAAAGGCGTTATCTGGAATAATTCATTAGACTGGGGCATCGAGCAAAACACAGTATCTACTGTTTGGGCAACTGCTGCTACCGCCACTCCACTTGTGGATATTAAAGCTGTTGTTGACAAGTGGATTGGCAAAGGTGTTCAGTTTAACATCATAAAGATGAGCCGTGCAACGTTCAACTTAATGGTTGCTACCGCTGAATTCAAGGCCGCTTATGGTATTGAAGTCAAAAAAGCAGCTAAAACAGTTACCGTTAATTCTAATCAATTCTTGGGTGTAAACGATATTAATCTATTCTTAGAATCGGTTGATCTCCCAATGATTGAGATCATCAACGCCCCTGTAACGATTGAAGCAAAAGACGGAACTTACACAACTATCCGACCTTTCGCAGACAATAGGGTTTCGTTTTCTGTAGATAACAACTACGGTGATTTATTACGCACTTACGCGAATGAGCAGAGAAGACCTAATAAGGTGAAGACTTATGCTACTTCGATGAATGTGCTGTTGTCTAAATATTCGGATATGGATGGTAATGAGTTTACAGAAGGTGAACTTAGCGCATTCCCGGTGTTGAATAAAGCCAATTCAATTGCAATAATGAAAACTGACGTAACATCATAGGAATATGACCAATTCAGAAGCATTTCAGATTTATTACCCTAATGCGGATCGGGCAACTTTTGTTTTAACATCAAAAAATATCGACTCGACATTATCGGATGAGAATGCTGTTTCTGGAGCTTACGGAATGATTGAAAGTGTTACCTCTGCGAATTATTCGCAGGGGCGCACTTCCGAAAGTCTTTCGGCGGGTGCAAGGACGCAGCTTTTAAGAAATGCGGAGCAGATTTTGAATGCAAATGGTATTTATTTGAGTAATGGACCAGCAACAGTAGGATCAGCGAGATGGTAAAGAGATACGGATACACCTTGGAATATTTAACGACTTCCGGCGGAGGTGAAGATGCAAATGGTAATCCAATTGCACCCACAAAGGTATGGACTCCATTTAAATGTGATGTTCAAACTTCATCCGGTCGATTCGTTGCAGGAGATACCGGAGATAATATTCCGGTAACGTATTCGATTTTTACAAATATTAATACTGGTGTTGTGAAAGGCGGGAAAGTTCGTAACGGTAGTGTCGAGTACACTGTTTTACAAGCGCATAATTACAATTTAAATTACGAGATATGGGTTTAGAACCGCAATTTTCAAATGCTACTATTGTTGGGGATTTAGAGAAATTCGCGAGAGAACAAGAAGGCAAGTTCATTGAGGCAATGGCTTATATCGGTGATGATTTTGTTAATGCAGCGCGTTCTATTAGAACTTATCAAGATCAATCTGGGAATCTTCGTTCATCAATTGGCTATTCAGTCGTGAAGGATGGAAGAACAGTATCTTTTCAAATTGATGGTGATTCGGCAGAGGGCAAAGCATCAGCCGCGGATTTTCTTAAATCGAAAGTTGTAGAGGGCCCGCAAGAAGGAATCTATTTAATTGTTTTTGCAGGAATGGAATACGCGTTGTATGTAGAAGCAAAAGGCTATGATGTCCTGACCGGATCGAGACCTTCGAGAACAGAGATTTTAAATTCGTTTAAAGATCTATTGTTATGAGTAATACGAGTGATTTAATCAATTTGATTCGTGACGTATTAGTTCCCGTTGGATTAACCATTTTCAAATATGGTTCTCCGGTTGAGACTGTTGGAACAGAAAGAATAGTGTTAAATTCAATTCCGAATACTCAGGTTCGTGCTGGTACAACGAAAATTAATAATGATTTGGTGAATGTCAATTTCTATGTCCCGAAAGATTCAGCTGGGAGAACAGATTCTGCAAGGATTGAAGAAATTGAAATATTAATTCAGAATGCGTTTGAAAATTATAATGGAACCACAACACGGGTAGGTTATTCATATTTGGATGCCAGACCTATGACCGTTTTTAATGAAGAAAAAGAAAATTTTATAAACATTCGCGTAGAAGCGACTTATACTTAATGTTATGGCAGATAATTTTAAATTTGAATTGTCCGGTATCGTCTCGTTCATGATGGACGACGTAGGCGCAGAGGGCACAATGGGAACAATGGCTACTCAATACACAGGGATTAAGGGAGGTACGATGACATTCGACATCGCAGCACCGACCTCTACTGACGTCAATATTTATGAGTCCGACTTCCCTTATGCAACGATCTTATCAGGATCCGCAAAGAGTTTTTCCTTTGAATTGTTTGGGCTTAAATTGTCCCAGTTACCAAAATTCTTGGGCGGTACTTTTACTGCTGGAGCTGTTGGCACAAAAGATAAATGGGAGGCTCCGAGCGTTATTCCTAATATCTTACAATCCGTTCAGATTATATCGAAAGATTCGATCGGCAATGCAGTTGCTTACAGTTACGTGCAGTGCAAGGTCTCTGGACACCAGAGTCAATCCGTCTCGAAAACTGATTTGATTGGACTTCAATTGACGTTCAGTATTACTCAGCCGATGGATGCTTCCGGGGATCCTACGACACCTTACTTCGTTGAAGGAGAGACAATTTCTGCATAGTAATTAATGACAGTAAAAAAAAGGAGGTTTACAGCCTCCTTTTTTTTTAAAACAAAAACCAAATCATGAACTTAATACAAACATTGTCCGAGCAAGCATCCATAATCCGCGGTAAATCAGAATATTACAATGTCGGTAAAGATAAGATCGAAATAAAGTCACTAACAGTAGGGCAGATTATTGCAATCAGCCCGTATTTGAATGAGATAATAATTGATGATGAAATAGAGTCCCCGGGCGACTTCTTTGATAAAATAGTTCCAAAAATTTCGGAATATATGAAGCCGATTAAGTCTATTTTTGACGAGTTAATTGATTATGATATTGATAAATTGTTGCCGGTTGACATTGTTAATATTTTAGTATTTATAATTCATCAAATGGATACGAAGTCTTTTCAAACATCTATTATCTTCATGAAGAAGATAAGCCGAAACAGCAGGGAGATAATAGCCCGCGCCGAACAGAATTATTCAACCCAATAAATCTGTTAGTTGTTGGAAATAAGGCGTTTGGTTTCACGCCCGCGCAAATTATTGAATTACCTTATTTTACTTTCATGTGCATGTTAATGGATTATAACGTTATGAGTGAACGCCCTGACAAGAGAGAAAAGGTAATGAAAGGTAGTGGTAGGGATTTAGCGCAGTTTATGGGATGAGAACTATGTTTCAAACATATTCCTTTTTTTTGTAACTTTGATAAAAATATATTATGGGATCTGGAGTTAACATTGGTAGCCTTTTTTGGAAAACTGGAATTGATACGACAGGACTAAAAAGAGATTCGAAAAGTGCACAAGGCGCATTATCAGGGTTACTTAAGCCTTCGATATTAGGTGCAGCGGCATTAGGGGCAGCATTATTGAAGGTGGGCAGTGACGCTTTAAGTTTCTCACGGGATTTTGAAACGGCATTCGCAGAAGTTCAAACTATTTCCGAAGAAGCAAGGAATAGTGCTGATGCGATGAAAGAATCAATACTTGAGATGACAACCAAAATTCCGGTTGGGGCAATTGAATCGACAAAAGCGTTATATCAAATTGTATCGGCAGGTTATGCTGGTGCAGACGCAATGAATGTGTTAGAAATTTCAGCTAAAGCCGCTGTTGCAGGCAGTAGTACAACCGCTGTTGCAGCGGATACCCTGACAACTATCATGAATTCGTATGGGATGTCTGCTGACGAGGCGATGAAAGCATCGGACATGCTTTTCAAGACGGTAGAGATGGGTAAAACTACACTGAATGAAATTGGTGCAAGCTTCTCACAAGTCGCATCAATGGCAGCATCTTATGGTGTAGGATTGAATGAATCGTTGGCCGCCACGGCAGCATTAACGAAATTAGGTACTCCCACGGCTGAGGCGATGACGCAGATGAAAGCTGCTATTATTGCAGTAACGAAAAGCCTAGGAGAAAATATTTTCAAGACG